TAAAGCTTGGGATACTTCTTCAACTTTCATATTATTATCATGCTTTTGAGATTTAAACAAACCCATATGATCTACCACTATTATTTCAGGTTTATATGGTAACATCATAATCCGTTTATTGAGTTCATGAGAATAACAGCTATTATAATCTATCGTAAGCCAATCAAAGTTCTGAGAAATTCCATTAGCATACTGCGTATAATGAGCTTTAAGTTCATCTTCATTCCAACCCTTTTCCATCATAACAAAACGCATCCACATCTGACGTGGTGACATTTCCATTTCAATAAAATAAGTTGGACGTTTAAGTTTATGTATCCAACTCTGTAAGAGCATGGTTTTCATAGACTTAGGTGGTGCTTGAAGGATTACAACTTCACCCGGATATATAGGAAAATCTTGATCATATAGTTTACCTATATTTATAGGATCTAAATCTCTTGTGAAAAACTCAACAAGCTCTTTCTCCATAGCTTTAGCATCCATCATATGTTGAGACTTCTTAGCTTTATAGAGCCTACATGTAGATTGACAATGATTATCCATATGAACATCAGTACAGCCATAATTATAACCATTACCTTTATGTCCTTCATAACAATCAGTAACTATCTTATCCATTTCTCCTTTATTGAATGAATGCATAGCAGTATCTAAATCAACACGTTTTCTCCAATCTTCCATAACAAGTCTAACTACATGTTCTGGATATCTCCATCTTAGGAATCCTGCTACACGTAAAGCTATTTGATGTCTTGATCCTTGACCAGCACCAGCCATCATTGTCTGAATACATGGATACCATACAGGATCTGGAGTTCTACCAAGTGTAACAGTTTCAAATGTTTTATCACTTGCTATAGTTTTACGTTTTAATACATCAAATATAGGTTCACATTCTAATGTTTGCCAAGCATAAGTATTTCTCTTGCCTTTAGCTATATCTTGTATTTCTGTTATAGGTTTATGTAATTCAGCTTGTAACAGAGGTACTTTCCATAGCTTTGATTTACTATTAAGAGTATTAACTACCCTTATAAGTCTGGTTTTATCAGATACAGATACATCTGCATACTCATAAATACCTTTAGCTGTCATCTCATCTTTTACCATTAGGTGTAGATTTGGTGCAGGTTTCCATCTAAATGCTGATCCGGGTATACCTAAATGAAATCCTGTTCCAGAAAAATAAGCTTGATATGGAACACATAAATCATCTAGAAGAATACCTAAACCAATTGTTTTTTGTCGAGCATTATCAGGATTTGTACCGTCAACATCAAGAATAAACTCATCAGGCATATATAGCATTCCATCATATGATGCAAGAGTTCCTTTCTGTTTTACATAATCAATTACATGATTATCATAATCCCATAGGGACATGAAAGTATCTTGTGCCATACCTGCCCATTTCTCAATGTCATGTACATCTCCAAAATGATGTCGATTTGCTAATCCAAAAGCAAATTCTTTAATCATTTTTCTCCTTTGTTTCGAGTTTAAAAGTGCCTATTTCATAAGATTCAAACACACTTCGCAACATATTATACAAGCATTTTAATTGTCTTATATCCATTTCTTCAGCAAGACAATTTTCCATAATACCATCTACTTTATATTTAAGATTTACAAAACATGTTTTTCCTAGATATATATTAAAATCTAGAGATTTTGGACTATCTGTTGGATATTTCCCATCCCATTTAGGAGTTAAATCCCAACTATATGATAAACAATTTACACTCATTCTTTCTCCTTTAATTTTTCGTAAAGACTCCACATTATGTCAGAGAATATAAGTTGATTCTTTTGACATTCTTTATAATGACCTTCCTGAGTTTTTTGCCATAATCTAACTATATCATCAAGATTCATTATTTTTCTCCTAAAAATTCTTTAGATCTTATAAGCAGACATCGTTCACCTTCTGTCAATTCTTCTTCAGGTAAGTCAAGATATCCAACTATAGATTTAATAATCTCATTTGCTATCTCCAATCTATTGCATACTCTACGCAATTCATTACCAATATCTTTTGATAATTCTTTCATATATTCTCCAAAGATAAGAGAAGGCTACATTAATTTTAAGTTGAACTGGTTGGGCCGGTTTTCTTAAAATCTAGATGTAGCCTATCTCAAGGGTTATTGTTAGAAAGGAATTTCTGCGTCAGTACCAGCTGTAGTTGTAGACGTTGTATCTGTAGTAACAGTACCAACAACATTGTTATTGGTATTCTTTACTGTAGATTGACGCTTTTCAACTCTAGCTTTCATACGTGTAACATCATCTTCAGTATATGTTAGATGTTCTGTTTCTTGAACTACAGGAACCATATCATATATTTCACTATATTCCTTACCATCAGTTTTACTTGGTTTCTTGACGAATAAAGCATTGATACGAGTACCAACTAGATTCTTTACTTCATCATCATATTGAATTACAGGATTCTTACCTGTAGGATCATTTAAAACACTAATAATACCAGCACATGTATGCCTGAATAGATTAGCAATCTTAAATTCTTCACCACTTGTTTTATTGACAGTTTCAAATATACGATGATGCATATTCTCAGGATAACCTTCAAAATGAAGATCTATAATTCTTTTACCATTCCATTCACCATCAGTAGCTTCACTTATAGTAAGTTCATGCCATCCAGCAGTGTATTGTCCGGTACCTGTATTCTTTGCCATTGTTTTTACAGCCATTTTATGCTCCTTGGTTAGTTGTTACAGTTTTAACGTGATTTTTAGTAATACCCTTAGATACAGATGCTGCATTTCCATCATCATCGTATTGTGCTATACCTGTGATTGCAGATAAACCATATCTACGACCATATGTAATAACAGAACCAACACTTTGAGCAGTAGCTTTCTCTATTGGCATTTTAAGTTTGGATTTAATCCATTGACCTGATTCATGTAATAACATAGTTGTTATGAAGAACTCTCCCGGTCTAGATTCATTTCCTTGAATTACAGATAATCCATGTTTTGTTAAATGAGGAAATGATGATTCAATTACAGTATGTAAATCAGCATAACCAGAATTAAAGAATGGATTAATTGATTTCTTTTCAGCACCTTTCATTTCAGACTGTGCCTTGGACAAAGCAGATGCAAGTTTATCAACTTTATCTGATTTCCATTGTGTTTCGGTATTTTCAGGAGTGGAGTCTCCTGTAGAATTAGTAGTTTCTTCCACTATTAGGGTCTCCTTTATTTAAGGGGTTATTTATTTCTCAGCTGTTTACGCTTAATAAGTTCGAGCATTCGCCCTTTAATTATGTTGATAAACTTTTGAGGTTTTGAATCGTTTAGCGAACGAAGATATAGTTCTAAATAGGACTTTATAGCTATATCTTCTAAATTCGATTCACTTTCCATGTATTAAATATAGTGTGATTTAGAGCACATCTGCAAGGCTTTTTCTGTATAATTCCTCAAGTTTTTTACCTACAGCTATGATTTCTTCCCATGAATAGGAAAATTCACTAAAACCAACTTCTTTAGTAGTAGGATATATTTCCACACTAGGTTTATTCCTATAAGCTAATGCTTTATCATTACCTATTTCATCAACTATTACTAATTTAGATTTCTTATCACTCATCAGGTTTTACCTCCGTAATTTGTAATGTTAAGTCAGCAGCATTACGTAAAAGCTCATTAGCCATTATAATTTCTCTGACATGTTTTTCATCTTCAGCACCAACTTGTATTGGATAGGAAATTAGTACATCATACAGTTTTATTTCGCTCATTATCTTTCTCCTTAATTAGAATACATATATGACCATCACTCCAATTTAGAGATTTAGGTGGTTCTTTACTATCAGTATGAACTGTATGTCCACACTCACATTTATAAGTATCACTCATCTTTTAATCTTCCTATGTAATTTTTAGTTATCATTTGTTTAATAATGGGAGTTACTCCCCCGGTATTCTTTTCAGAAAGTTTCCGGAGGAGTTTATCAGCCCATTCTAGTTGTTCTTTGCGACTAGAGAATTTACGCATTATTTAAGAACTATTGGTTTTACATATTCATCACCAGTAGGTGCATTTCTGCCATATGAATTGCCTGCTTGAATTACTATATCATCATCTCTCCAAGTTAAAGCTGCTTTTACAGTAGCATTAGCTAAAGAGCTAATAGACCATCCACCATTACTAGTATTAGGTACACCTTCAAAATGACTTTCTCCTGTAGAGGGATTAATCATCTCTAGATATAGACCTTTATATGAATCATTATTGTTAACTGGATCATTCATTTGCCTAACATTAGAGAAATCAGGAATATCAACATCAAGTAATTTGTAATGACGTCCATCAATAGTATCTTCATCTACAACTTCATGATTTAATGTAGCAAGTATAGCATTCATGCCATAATGCTCTATTATATTACTTCTAAGAGTTGCATTACGATGTCTAAATACATCATCAATAGGTACCATATCCCAATTAATATTTTCTACTCCAACACCAACTTCAGGTTGTTTCCATTTTTGAGTATTTCTATTCCATCCACCTCTAGCAGATTCAGTATCACCACCAGCTTTTCTATAACGTTCAAGAGCTTTAGTATTCTCACGATTAGCTATATAATTACGTTTACGTTGAACTCTATCTTGTGTTTTAGCTGTTTTGTATACTTTAGCAGAATCTTTATGGATCTTATTAGCTAATAGTCCAGTTTTAAGATCTATTTTCATACCAAACCAAGGTGTAAATTCATTACCATCATGAGTTTTCATAAAGTAAGCTGATCTACAATATCTTATTTTATAAGAATATCTAGATATAGGGCCAACTCCTTGTCTCATAAGCTGCTTAACAAGATCACCAGAACCACCTCTCCAATTACCCCATTTTTTATCTCCTGTGATACATAGTTTATAATCTTTAATATAACCTACTATATCACCAGAAGTAGTATCATGGCTATATGAATTATAGATGACAGTGATATCAATAATATTTTTACTTCTTTTTGTAAAGAGATATATTGTATATCTGTCACCAGTTTCACCTTTAAAATATACTGTATCTCTGGAAGTACCATGCTCTATAAGCCATTCTACTTTAGAATTACCAATATATTTAGCTAAATAATCTTTCATTTTAGTCTGCGACATATTGAGCTCTCCTTGTAATATGGTTAAATTCACGAACTATCTTTACTACATAATTACCGGGTGGCAATGTAATAGTATCATGCTCTTCATGTTGCACTTCAACAGATTCATTATGAACTTCAAATGCATTAGGTATATCTTTGCCAGCTTCACGTTTATAATTCATATGTAATGATACGCCTGCATCTTTAAGCATTTCTGACATTTCAACTCTATGTGTATGTCCAGTTACTTCTCCAAATGCAAATACAGCTTTGGTATTAGTTTGTCCAGTATAATTAACTATAGGATAACCTTCACCACCTTTATTTTCATTGCTGTATTCTTTAAAATCTTCATCATTTAGTTTATACATAACAACATCACCTTGTTGATATTTAGTATATTTAATTTTCTTTTTTTCTTTTGACATTTGATCTCCTTTTTGTTGGTTTATTTTGTTTTTCAAGTAATTCTTCTTTACGACATTGTATCCAAAACTCATAATCAGCATGACCGTTATATAATTCTGGATTTCTTATCATACTTTCTTCTAACATTCCTTTAACTTTACTCATTTCTTATGTAACTCCTGAAATTTGCTATTTTCTTTATCTAATGGTATTATTACTTGGTTACCATCTTTAAAATTAAAATGCCAATATAATGTATGATCATTAGATTTATTCCATACCTTTGTAGGATACAAGATACCTTTACATGTTTTCCAAAAATCAGGATAACCCTGTTTTTCCATATACATGTAAAATTCTAATTTTAGTATTTCTAATCTTTGTTTTTTTATATTGGTAATTAATTGTTTCATTATCATCTCTATTTTAGGTGTACATAATTTACTCAAATTTTTTTCTCCTTTTCTCAAATTGTCTTAATCTCATTGGTATAACTACTGTATTATTACATTTTTCACAACATCTACCTTCATTTATAGGTTCAGCATTATGTCCACCATCCCATATACCATCAGAATCTGTCTTTATTTCTAAACCACATATTGTACATTTCATATTTTCTCCTAAATTATCCATAAATATCTGAATGACAATCTGGATGATACCAACCTTCTGGCATATCTATTTTATCTTCATCTTCACACATTGGCTCTTCACATCCCATACAATCAGTATGATCCATCATGCTCATTTTACATTCATCACATATTTTACATTTCATATTTTCTCCTAAATTTTGGGGGAAGTGGATCGGTAAAGAACTCCTCCCCCCACCTGATCATCTCTGCCTCGAAACAGAGATTTCCCAATTAATCACAATTATTATCACAATTCCATCTTGCCACACCATTTATACAAGCAAATCCATAGAATCCATAACCGGCAGGATGATACCCTGCTCTTTGTTGGAGCATCATAGCATCATCCTCGGTTATGTCACCAACATATTTAAAGTTGATATTGCCCGGACTTGTGGATTCTTTCTGATATGATAGCTTTCTTTCCATAATTCTCTCCTATGTCTTCTTCTGCAATAATCTGAGCATAGATATTTTCTACTCTTTCAGATACATGCATATTTTCTAATGTTGGTAAGTTCACTGTTTTTCTCCTTATGTTGGTTAAAATTTTGAGTAGGTAGTTAGTTGGATCCTCCGAAAGGGTCTCCGAAGCCATTGTATTGTTCATCAAGGTAGAAACGTACCTACTCAGAATTTTCTAGTAATTTTCTTTTAATTTTTAAAGCAGCTCTATGTAATTGTACTAATTCATCAGGTATATCTTTAGAATCTAAACCTTTAGATTTCTTTGTTATTAATGATCGTATATACATAGGAGACATTTCATCACGATGCTTTTGGGATCTAATTTTTCTAGTTTTCTTAGCATTTTCTTCACGAGATCTTTCTCTTTGACGAGATAAATACTTTTCTTTATTATTATTTCTCCATAATTCAGTAGTAATATCATCACATTTTTTACAAATAGACCTTATTCCATTTTTTTGTGATTTATCTTTATAAAACATCGAGATATTTTTATTGTTATTACATTTATTACAATGGTTAAGCATCTTTTATAGCCCTTATTAATTTAAGATGTTCTCTTTTAATTTCTACTAGTTCATTAGGAATATCTTTATTTTGTAATGGAGTTCTTTTTGATAGTAAATGTTTTACATAATAATCAGATAAATTATCTTTTGCATTTTTCCATCGAATTTTCATGTAAGCTTTTTTCCATACTTTAAATTTATCAGTTTTCCTAAAATTTCTATTTATTTCTAACCTTTTTTCTTTATTATTACTTTCCCAATTCTTATGCCATTGTACATATTTTTCACGATTATCTATACTATACTTTTTATTATAAACACTATGACATTTTTTACACCAACTACCATAGCCACTTTTATTAGCAGAACGTTTTATAAATAATATTAATTCTTTTATTTCGTTACATTTAGTACATTGTTTTGTCATCATTACCTCCAAATTTGTAGGGGAGGATAATTAAACCCTCCCCTGTAGTATAACAACAGATTATATAAGAGTTTCTGTTTTATTAACTTTACCCATAGCTTTACGCTCTAAGAGGACTTGCTTACAAGAACCTAGTATAACATTAGCTACTCCAGATATAGCAGTTGCATCTTGGTTTGAGAATCTTCCATCTTGATCAACAAGAGAGGTGAATACTGTTCCCAGCTTACCTTTCATAATTTCAAGGCCTTTTATTACAGTAGTGCCTGATTTTGTTGACAATGCAGTTGATTTACGTGTAGTACCATGATTCTTAACTAAATCAGTAGTTTTAATAACTTTTGGTGTAGTCATCTCGAACTTATCTTGCCAAACCCACAAAGTATTTGGACTTACTCCAATTTCTTTGGCTATAGTTTTGCGAGCACTAGTTATACTATGACCATTTCTAACTAAACCGAATACACGATTAACAACTTTACGCTGTTCAGTTTTGGTATGTTTTATTCCAATTGACATTTATGTCTCCTTTTTGTTGTTGTTAGTTAACTAAATTTTCCCAGTTATCCTAAAAGACTCCATTTTTTGCCCTTTTCTTTTTCTATCAATTTTCTTGACACAGGCAAAATCCCACCAAGCTGTTTATATCGTCTTTCAACTGTCTTAATTAGAGTTTTAGTAATTTTAACTCCTGCAATTTCGCTAACTTTACCAATTCCCCTGTTATAATAATGAATTAACTGGTTTCTATAATCTCCTCTTATTGTACCAAGATTGCTATATATCTCATTCATTTATTTTTCCTTATTTATTAGTTAATGATTGTGTGTCTAGACAGGATTTAACTATTACCTGCAAGGGTACCGTCTCCTTAAGTTATTCATCCCTCTTGTTAGATTGTCATCCTACCCTCATACGCTAGCTATAACGTACATCGGTATAAGGCTATCATAGCCCATTAAGAGTGTATGCTACCACAGAGATATGGATAAAAGCATACTTAGATATAGAAAATGAGTAGTATCTTTATATTTTTACGGATCCTACCATTGATGTCGATTATACTTCAATCTTTCATTTGATTGATTGCGACCACAATGTCTATCGTTGTACCTGTAAGGCTCATCGTTCACTCCTTTCCACAGGTTTCTAGATTAGCTGGACATGACAGTGATCAACCATCATGCCCAACTCACACAAATTTAATTTTAAGGGGATAGACTATTATATGTTGATCTTTATTCCGTAAAAGGTCTTGTAATATTAAATGATCAGCTCAAATTATATAACTCACTTGGTATTAGTCTAATTATTCTTCATATAAAGCTATTTTCTCGATTGATCAACCCATGCACAGGTTATGTCACATTGATCGTCCCCACTGAATTACTTATTCTCCAATTACACCTTGATCACCGCCATATTCTTGGAGATCTTCTTCTTGAAATCTTTCAATTTCTACTTCTTTTGGATATGTACATGATGTTACCCATTCTGTAAATGTACCTAAACCATCTCTATCTTTGTCACGAAACCAAGTTATTTTACCGGGCCCATCACATATTCCACAATCATCTAGTATATTAGATGCACAGTTATCATCAGGGTCATCATTATTTGTTACCCAACCTACTTGGTTAACATCAAGTTTAATATGATCCAATACAAATTCATCAAGAATTGCTAGATTAGTTGTATACTGCTCACCTCTCCACCAGAATGTACGACCTTCACCTTTAGCACGATGCTCTAATGCAAATGCTTCTTCAAATGTCATATCATCAAGATTTATTTCTACTGTTTTAACTGGAGTATATTCAGCATACATACCAGCTTTATCAGTAGTTGTTACTTTAGGCTTTATTACCTTATTAGTAATATTCTTCTTGCTTGTAGCTTCAACTTCACCGCAACCCACAAGCATGAGTATTGCGATTGATATTATTACGTTTTTCATTGGTGATTTACTCCTTATTAGTTAATTATAAGAGGGTGCGTTCTTCAACACCGTTAACCATTAGCCCGATATGATCCTAATAGTTCCCAATTCAGATACCCACCCTCTTAATTATTTAATACATCCAGTACCATTCATGTGTTATTTGAATAAACTTAATAAACATGTATAGTATAATTGAAATTGATACAATAGTTATTATTTTCCTTAATTCCATAGATAATTCACCCATCCTTCTACATGCCTATCTACAGCTACTATAAATAAAGTAATCATTGTAGATATAAACATAGCTAAGAAAAATACAGCTATATATCCTATGGGACGTCTTTCTTCTTCACTAAATAACCACTCATAACAGTTATTCAGGAAACTACTTTTGTATTTGTCCATTATTATAACTCCTATGTTATTTAATTGGATGCGGGCATGGGGAATCGAACCCCACTGTCTCCAGCTTATGAGGCTGGCGTTTAAACCATTTCACTCGCCCGCTCAGATATTTGATAAGATAGTGCCATGATTTGCACATGGTCTATAATAATTATTAGATAACTCTCAGTGTTCACAGAAGCTAGCTATCTTTATTGTTACTTACCTGTTATCAAACTAGTATTCTCATTACAGAGCTATACTAAGACTATCTTAAATTATTTGATAAGGCAGCCCAGTACAATCGTACAACACAGTTCATGACACTGTTATAGACCGCCAAATCAGGTCGTGGTATCCTTGTTAGAGAACAACTTCAAATCTATCACGTTGAGCTTTAATTGCATCTTTAGGAACACCGTGAATACTCTCAGACTTATGTCTATTCTCAATGATGATTGTATATACATTATAACCATATTTCTCAGCTAAATCAAGATAAGGTTGCATCTCCCATTGTCCAGTGAAAGTATTATGTACAACTATATTGCACCAACCTTCAGTACTAGGAGTTTCCATCTCACTTTCTACACTATCAATACATCGTTGATGGTATTCAGCTAAATAATTGCGATCAAATGTATATATTCCATCTAATACAAAGAAGTCATCTGTAGCTATTGATAAGGATATATTCTCGATAAACTCTTCAACAAATGTGGTCTTACCGCTGCCAGATACACCTCTTACAAGGATCAGGTTCTTGGTTCCTCCTTCGATATAGGTCATTTCAACCTCCTTTACCATTTCTTGAAGATATTTTGTAGTCTGCTAACATTTGTAACGTCAACTTTTTCTACATCTTCAGTTTCAGCATTAAATACCTCAACAGTTGGTATTTCCTCAACAATATCAGGTTTAACTGGAATTATCTTATTATTAACTACCTCTACTTTAACACCATCAACGTATGTTTCTTGGTCAATGATATCTATTTTAGCATGAGAATTAATAGAAATTATTTCAGCACGTTTGGCTTTATTATCAAGTCTTCTTTGACGAGATTTGGTTGTCTTTGAAGCAGCAAGAGCTTTATGTTTTCTCTTACGATCCATCTTTCTTTCTTTGGAACTTTTCATTTGTAATACTCCTTATGTTGGTGATTAAATGATTGCTAGCCCCCTGATCAGAGTTCTCTGGTCATACGATCCTAGAGTTCCGGGTTAACTAGCAAACCATGACAGTTGAGCTCAGATCGATAGGTATGACCAAACGGATCTATACTGTCAAATATAAATGTTTAGAGCGATAGAGGGGTTGCTTACACCATTGTATATCTAGATAACGCTCAAATGGTTGCAACTTACCACGAGAAACTGTACACATAACTCTGTAAGTACTCTTGACCAGCATTTAATATCTGGCATCGAAACGCTCATAGTACAATGTTCCAGCTCTTAGGACACCTCCAAGCCTATGATAGGGCTGAAGTGCTCTCCTCCAAGCTATTACAAACCTTCTAGGCTTATAACATTATACTAAGTTTAAATATTTGGGGAACAAGAGGTTAATCTCATTCCCCTGAGCCATATAGAAATATCCCCTCGAAACGAATTTCAAGCATGAAGGACGTATCTATAACCCATTGCATACAATTATAAATCTTTACTTATATGTTTGGTATAAGTTGGTATATATATATTACTGTAGTGTGTGTGGTGTTGTAGTGTAAATGATAAGAAGGCACAAGTTGTTACACTCATGCCTTCCCAAGTTGTGGACACCACCCTTTAAGCTAAAGAATCCAGAGATTCTGTTCGACTTCAGAAGCTGCAGCCTCAAGAGACTTGAACATAATGTTCAGTTGTTTCTTGCCCTGCATCCATCTCCGTGCTGAACACTTCTTAATCACCTGCTTTACCTGCATAGACGCAGCAGATACCAGCCTAGCTTTATTACGTGTAGCACAGATAGCTTCAATCACTTCATTCTCCAGTTCTGGCAGTACATCTAGTACATCCTGCTCTGTCAGTAGCTCATCCAAATAAATTACTATCATTCTGTTCATCTCCATTTAATTACTAAGATTCAATTGAAAATAATCAAATGAAAAATAACGTAAAACGATAGTGTAAAAACCCTTTTAAGGGGTACACCTATGTATATAACACCACACACTAAAATGCTACAATTTTTGAAAGCTCGGTATAAGTGTCGTATATTTACCAATGGAAAAAAGGCTCAATCTACTAATTTTTCTATGGATTCTCGATAAAGCAATCATGACTTTGATAATATTACTTCTCAAATAATATAAAATAAGTTGTTTAATTCGTTTTGCCATAGTAGATTAATGTACCGGTAGTTCAAAGCTATCACCCATCTAGTACCCCTGTGAAGGTTCTACTATGAAGGGTCAGACGTTGGGTTGCCCCCTATTATATAGGTAAGGATTCCCCCGACAACCGGTGAAAATTGCTTAAATATAAATTAAAGGTATGGGAGTAATTACTGGCTTTTAAGGAAATTTTAAGTTAAAGATCCAAAAAAAATAGGGTTCTCCCTCTCAGGGATTACTCTATCTAATAATGGAGGTTAGTATGAAGAAACAGTATAAATTATCAATTGAATATGGTGATGAACTTGAAGAAGTTGATAGCCTTTCTGAAGAAGAGGAAGAAGATGGTGCTGTTTGGTTGGATACTGGAGATGGAGTTGTAAAGCTACCTCATGAATTATTACCTTACTTAAGAGATACAGATATATTGGGGATTGCTTAAGCTACCGCAGCCCTTGCGGGCTACGGACTACAGATTAAATGAGACATTACACAGTAAACAATATACAGCATACAGTATTTGACTCAGAAGATGAATTACCATCAGATATCAATCCAATAAAGGATTGGCGTAAAGGTGGCTTATTTGACTGGGTATTGGCCGATGATGGCTGTTATATCCAGATACTTCGTAAGGGTACAATGAAGAAGCCTAAAGGTAAGGTACGGAGAGTTGCGTACATAGGTACCTGTACTGGTACGTTCGTTACTTCACCCACCACTAAGATGGATACTTCCAAACACACTAACATATATTCTATAGGAGGTGACATTGAAAGAAATCAGAGATTGGACGACAGAGAGAGTTTATCAACCCGTGAAGAGTTATTTGTCAGTTACTTGGCATCAGGTATGGATCCACGTGAATCATACCTTAAAGCTTTTCCTACCAATAACCCCAATTATGCCGGTTTGCGTGCCGGTCAACTTATCAAAACTGCAAGAGTAAGGAGTAAGATGAAAGAAGAGCTAAAGCCCTATATGGAGGCACTAGGTTTAGATGAAAATTATGTACTTAGTAATATAAAGGAGGTAATCGACTCTTGCGATAAAGCCGATACTAAGCTAAAGGCTTTATTTAAGTTGGCAGATATTATGGATATGGAAGATAAGAACAAAACTCAGGTTACAACTATGACTGGTGCTTTATTTCAAGGATTCACACCAGAAAAACTAGAAGAGGTTGAAAGACCTAAGGAAATTGAGTGAGATCCATCCTTGTAGAAGTATTAGCTCAAAGTGCAAGGGAATTAAAATTATGGAAATGGGTAGCAATAATAAGTATAGCTTTACATATATTAAGGAGTTTCTGAATGGCTGAAAAACCGAAGAAATGGGATAAGCAGTTTGACTTTACTTCAGAAATGGCAACTTATTTTAAGGAAATTCAAGTACTTGAAAATAGTATAAATAGGGGGTTTAATGAAAAATTGAATCCTGTTGGCCCTATGGGCCCGTTAAAGTCTAATGATCCTAGGCAAAAAACAGTCCCAACTTCTGACGATAAATTTTATGAATATATAAGCATTGAAGGTGAAGAGAACACTATAGCATATGGTCATAAGCTAAAGAAAGGTGAGAATTTTTCCAAAGGATTAAGTAAACCCGGAGCTCTAGATTTACTAGGAGAAGATTTATTTGACGCTTATAAAGGAGCTTTCAATCAATATGTAAACCAATGGTCGGGATTAGACAAGAAACAAAAAGAAGCAAAATGGAATGAGCTTTCTAATGAGGCCAAGGTTGCATTGACAGATCTTAATTTCAATATAGGAAATATAAAAGATTATAAAGGTCTTTTTAAAACAGCAGTAGAAACTGGAGATATAGATGAAGTAAAGGCTGCAATAAGAGCACGTGGATACAAAGGTACCGGACAATCTAACTTTCTTGAGGACAGAAATAATCTTATTATTAAAAAAATTGGAAGTTCAGTTAGGTCTTCGGATGAGGCGACACTAATTAATAAATGGAAAGAAGAGGACAATATATTCGCATGAAGAAAACCCCAGCACAGAAAATCAGAGATTATTTAAAACTACCCATAAAAGATTCATATATTAAGATAAGAAAGGAAAAATATGGCCTACGAAGACAAGTACGCATTTGATGTAATGAACGCTAGCGATCCGGACATGGATGTGACCGGAGGAGCTATAGAGTATTCTTCATATGAGATGGATATGTCTCCTAGCGAGCAGAAAGGTTATGAGAAAAATCTAAGAGATGCTTTAGCGATGAGTTATAGAAGTGATCCGCATAAAGGCAAGCTTGGTTTTCAAGATTGGCTAAAGGGATTAAGACCTGATCTTGTTATGGAGAGGGCTCGTAAATGGGAAGAAATGCGTGCAGATAATAAAGGTGTTGAAGGGTATAGAGCTAGTATGGATGCTCTTGGCCCTGAAGAGTCAGGCTTATTAGAGGATTCTGGAATACTGCAAAGAATACTTGATCAGCATACTGGAAGGTTGGATGATGCTCGTAAAATAGTGGGAGATTATAGTCCAGAGCCTATTACTAAAGATACAAATATTAAAGAAAGTAAATATAGAAGATAATGCCTAAATATTTTGCCAAAAGAGATACAACAAAAGCTGAACCCGTTAAAAAGGGAGATATAAGATTCGGGCATAATCTTCTTGATATAGTAGGAGAAACATTAATGCAAGGCATTCAAGAAGGCAAATTTAGCTCAGGTTCTCTCCGAGATTTCAAAGCTGATATTGATTTAGATTTAGGTGAGGGTTATTCTGCTAATTTAGGATATAATCAATATATAGGTGATTTAAGGCAAGATCTAAAGCTAACCCTATCAAAGAAATTCTAATGGCGAATATAAATACGCATAACATATCTCAGGCTGAAGAAGAACTCCAATTAGCATATAAAGACTTAATTGCCTTTGGAAAGCTCTTTCTACCAGATGATTTTGAAAGATCGGAAACCCCATTCTTCCACTATGAAGTGGCGGATGCTTTACAGAATACAGACCTTAGACAGCTTGCAGTTATCCTCCCAAGGGG